ACTCGCACAGACCAACTACGAGCAAGCAGCTATGTGGGCTGTGAAGGCTGCAACTACACAGAGCAATGGCAAGAACTAGAACAGTCAACGTAGCGGAGCGTCCTGAGCTACTACTGAAAGAAGGTAGTCTTCAGGATCGCTTCCTGCGTAGCAAAGCTAAGGTGCAGATATATGGCGGTGGCTTTGGCAATGGTAAGACTACTGCTGCGGTTATCAAGGCCATCCAGCTTGCTGACCTGTATCCGGGTTGCACTGGTCTTATATCGCGCTCGACGTATCCTAAGCTAAACGACACTATACGTAAGGAGTTCCTGAAGTGGTGCCCGCCTACTTGGATCGTCAGCTTCGCCGTTGGGCAGAACGGAGACAACATCTGTCATCTAAAGAATGGCACAACGATCTACTTCAGATATATCGCACAACAGGGTACAAAGACAGAAAGCTCATCCTCCAATTTATTGAGCGCTACATTCGATTGGGTCATAGTGGATCAGGTGGAAGACCCAGAAATTACACACAAGGACTTTCTAGACTTGTTCGGTAGGTTGAGAGGGAGGGCGCGCTACATTGGTGATGACGCATCCATGCCCGCAACAGGGCCACGTTGGATGATGTTGACTTGTAATCCCACAGGCAACTGGGTCTACACCAAACTAGTGCGCCCTCTAAACCAATGGTTACAAGGTGGGTACATTACAGATGACTTGATCTGTGCGCGTGACGTAGATCGTAAGCCAGTGTTAGATGAAGCAGGTAAGCCGCAGCTACTTATAGATGTCATCGAAGGTAGTACTTATGAACTACGTCACGTGCATGAAGCTGAAGGTGGTGACTTCATTCAAACACTTGAGACGATGTATAGCGGTCAACAGCGTGATCGCTTTCTACTCGGCAAATGGGTTGCTTATGAAGGCTTAGTCTATCCGCAGTACGACAACTCTGTACATCTACTACAAGAAGGTAACATCACCGCTCTGCTAGATGGCTACCATGAAACACACTACGCACCTAACTGGATAGAGAGCTATGACTACGGACAAGCACAACAATCGTGTTACGTACTAGCCTTCGTAACTCCTGAGAGCCAAGTCATCATATGCGACGGGTTCTATCAGAAGGAAATGTCTATCGACATGCAGATTGCAGGTATACGCCGTATACGTCGCGAGTGGAATGTTGAAGTAGATGAGATGCACAAGATACAAGCGGACCCGTCTATCTTCGGTCGCAAGACAGTCCACAAGCGCACCGTGGGTAAGACGATTGCTGACATGTTCAAGGAAGACGGCATCTACATGCGACGAGGTAACAATGACATCACCAACGGAGTTGTTAAGGTTGGAAGTTACCTTAACATTAATCACAGATTGCTCCATCCTGTCCAACGGTCAGCTCCATCACCGCGTTTGTTCTGCAATGCAAAACTCGATTGGTGGTCTGACGAGTGTGCTGGGTATTTCTGGCAACAGTCTACGTCAGGTGAACGTATCGACAAGCCAATGGATCGGAACGATCATGCAATGGACGCCACCCGTTACTTACTCTCAGATATGCCAGACATCGGTAGATACGTAACACCAGAGAACGAGCGCGTTCCTTCATGGATGCTGTGGCAAGAGAACGATAAGAAGGCGAACAACCCTAGAGGTCATCGGTATGGCTGAGCAATACGAACCCGGTGAAGAGTATAACAGGCGAGCAGAGCCTGCTAGTGATAGCAGTGAGTTCACCTCCTATGAAGGAGTGATGAAGCCTGAAGGTGCTCCTGTAGATGACATGCCTATCTACCGCATGATAGGTGAGAGCAAGATACCTGTCTCTAAGCACAGAGGCCCCTTGTGGCGTAGTAGATACGATCAGGGCAAGAGTGCGATGAGTAAGAACGTCGAAGCATGGAACGAGGCATACAGGTACTATCGCCATGACCATACTCGTCACAACAGTTCTAAGTACGCCGACAATGACACGCAAGGCGGAAAGTCTCTTGCGGGCACCTTTGACAGCACTGAAAACATTGTATTCGCAAACGTCTCAGCACTTGTCCCTCTCCTGTTTACAAAGAATCCTGACGCGGAATTTACGTGTGAGGACGATCAAGATCAACCGCGAGCGCGAGTTGTTGAAAAGCTCGTCAACGTACTTGCTAGTAAGAAGACATCCCCCGGTCTTAATCTCAAACGCAAGGTCAAACGCAACATCGTCTCCACCTCACTCACAAACATTGGATGGTTTGAGTGTGGTTATACACTACGCGAGCAATCCAGCGAAGCTGCTTTAGAGGAAGTACAGAAGCTATCAGCAGAGTTGGAGAAAGCTAAGGCACAGAAGGACATTAAAGACATTGAAGGCAAGTTGATGGCGTTAGAGCAGACAATTGATATGCTTACTCCATCAGGTCCGTGGGTGAAGGTACGTAGACCAGATCAGATCATCGTTGATCCTACTTCAACCGACCTAGACTTAAGCGGCCCGTGCAATTGGGTGATGATTGAAGACCTCATGTACACCTCACTGCTACGCGCACGTTACGGTCGTAAGAAACCCGACAGCGACGAGTGGGAGAGTGTGTTCTCACCTTCTAATGTCATTAAAGCTGGTATCTCTCCAGATCAAGGTGAGCGTGGTCAGACAGACAACTTCCAACTCTTCAGCTATTCTACTAGTGAGTATGCCAAGTACGGCTACGCTGACCAACAGTCATTCCTAGCAGCACAGATGACGAAGGTGGTCTATGTCTGGGACAAGGTTACTAGACGTGTTGAACTCTACAATTGCAATGACTGGTGTTATCCTCTCTGGGTCTGGGATGATCCTTATTCTCTTGACCAGTTCTTTTCAGTCGTCCCTATGGAGTTCCACACCGATCCAATCACTATGTATGCCAAAGGTGAAGTGACCTACTACCTCGACCAACAAGATGACATCAACGTCATCAACAACGAATGGGCTAAGGTACGCAAGTTCGCAGCAGGCAAGGTAGTGTTTGACAAGAATGCAGTCAAAGATGGCTCTATGTTAGAGAGCCTCATAGCAGGCACACTCGACACTAACACTCTCGGCGTTGACCTACCTGAAGGCAAGAAGATCGGTGACATACTCGGACCTCTCCTACCTCCTAGCGCTGAAGCAATTAAATTCTTCGATAAGAAGCCAGTACTTGAAGCCATTGATCGCTTATCAGGAGTTGCGTCAGTTCAACGTGGTGTTGAGTACAAAACAAACACCACAAACAAAGCTATTGAGAGCTATGAGAGCCAGATACAGACACGTGCAGATGAGAAGATGGATGCTATCGAGGATAGCGTGGGCACTGTTCTATGGCTTACGGCGCAGATGTGTATGCAGTTTATGAAGAAGGAAGATGTCTCTGTCTTGCTAGGCGATAAGCTTGCTCAAGATTGGGAGACAATGGATGCACAGACTATCAGACAGACATTCACACCTCGCGTCGTTGGTGGAAGCACACTCAAGCCGACATCACGCGCGAAGAAGGAACAGGCGCTACAGATCAGTCAAATCATTGGTCAGTTCACACGTGCAACACCCATCGCTGCTGTTGTTGCTCTCAAAGTTCTCTCGCAAGCGTTTGACAATGTGGTTGTAAGTCAGGAAGATTGGGAGCTTATCTACAAAGGCATTATGAAAGAGACACAAGGCCCATCACCTGAAGAGGTGCAACAAGAAGGTCAACAAGGACAAGAAGCACAACAGGGTCAGGATCGCAAACAACAGATGGTGATGGAGGCGATGAAGGCACGTGCACAAGCACAAGGTGGTGGTGCTGGTGGGGGTGGTGCACCGCAACAAGGCGGTGGAATAGATGTTGACGGAATAGCTGAGATTGTGCAACAAGTTGCTGGCCTAATCGACGGGCTACCACCTGAAATCAAGCAATCACTAGGCGTGCAACTCGCACGTGGCAAGAGTGTAGCTGACATTGCTACGCAGATGATACAACAGATGCAGCAAGGTGCTGCTGCTTAGGGAGGCTACAATGCCTGAAGCTGAAAAAGACCTAATGTCTGCTGTCGGTGACACCTTTGGCATCAAAGATGCTCCAGAGCAGGGTGAAGATCAAGGTGTTAGTGACAATGAAGGTCAACTTGATCCACAATTAGGTCAACAGCCACAGCAAGACGGCAGTGCTAATCAAGAAGATGGCGGTGAGCGTCAGGAAACTGGCTCTGACCGACATCAACCACGTAAAGATGCTGACAAAGAGCAACTCTTTACTGATAAACCACGCAAAGGGCCTAAAGGCGAGCTACTTGACAAGAACGGACAGATAGTTGCTTCTACAAGACGCGAAAAGCAGTTAGCTTACAACCTAAATCGCGCTCAATACGCTGCAAATCAAGCATCACGTCAGATGCGAGCGATGCAGCAGCACTATCAGCACTTCCAAGCCCTCGATGGCTTGATGAAGCAGCACAACTTGTCGCCGCAGATGGCACAAGAGGCTCTACAGCTACGTGCTATGGCTGAACAGAACCCCGTTGCGATGGTACGTGACGTAGTTGCTCGTGTGTTGTCAACTGGCGTCACTATGGAAGAACTATTTGGTACAGATGCAGTACCACAGATCAATGCACGTGTAATAACCAACGAGCTAGACCGCCGTCTGGGGCCTATCGAACAAGCATCACGCCAACGTCAGCAGCAAGCGCAGATTGAAGAACGCGCCCAAGTGCAGATGGAGCAATTCGTACAAGGACACCCTTATGCTGAAGCGCATGGTGTAGAAATCAGCAATCTAGTACAGCAACACGGCTTATCGCCAGAGAAAGCGTACTATGAACTACGTAGTTGGGCCGAACGTAGAGGCTTCGACTTCACGTCACCACTCAAGCCGCAGATTGAAGCTGCTATGAAGCGCCAACCGGCGAATGGTGCACGGAGACAGTCAACACCGGGTGATATGCGCGGTGTTAGCCCGAACGGCGGCGTTCCTACACACAATAGCAACTCGCGTGGGGACTTCCGCGCTAATGCTCCTTGGAAAGACATAGCAGCGGCAGTGTTCACAGAACTCAACTCTAAATA